ATGAACGCATCACAGCAGAAGTCTGAGCCCACGCCACTCGAAACACGCCTTGGGCTATTCGAAAACGGCTATCACCCTGTTCTCGCCAGAGGGAAGATCTCTGATGTCACCGGATGGCGCACGCCAGTCGCATCCTTTGACGAAATTATCGAAAAGACGCGCGACAATCCTCATTATGAAAACACCGGGCTTCTATGCGGTCGCCTGGTCGCACTCGACATTGATGCTCCGGAGCCTGAAACGGCCGCAGCCCTACTGGCCATGGCCGAGGCTATTCCTAGCGCCGATCGCGCGTTACGCCGAGTCGGCAAGGCTCCCAAAATCTGCCTATTTTTCCGCGCGACCGAGGTTAGAAAGAAGCGCACCACGAAGGCGTACATGGTGGACGGCATAAAATGCCAAGTCGAAGTGATGGGCGATGGTCAGCAGGTACTGGGGTTTGGCGATCACCCCGAAACGGGCCTTCCATATCAGTGGATCGGCTCATCGCCGCTCGATATTCACATTGATGACCTTCCCGAAATTACGGCAGAGGCGATCGACGCCTTTGTTTCCGCGGCTGGCCAATATCTGGCCGCTCATGGTGTGCCGCTGATCCAGCCGAGGGAGGGGGCCACTCAACACGAATACCAGCCCACGGAACTGCGTGCACCCGCAGGTGATGGGATCTGGGCAGAGTTAAAGGCAAAGGCGATGGCCAACCTTGGCGCTTGGGTGCCTGCACTCGGTCTGTCTGGCACGCGCACATATGAGCAAGGATATTTGGCCCGCGCGGACTTCCGGCCGTCGACCTCGTCAACTGGGAAAACAGGTGCCAAGCGCGGTCTGTCTCTCTGCTTTTCGCCTGAGGGCATCGTCGACTACGCCGACGGAAACAAGGGTTTCAACCCGATCGACATATCCGCGGTCGCTCTCGGAGTGAGCCCAACGGAGGCGGCCGACTGGCTGCGTTCAAAGTTAGGGGATGAGCGGCCGCCAGGAGATTCACAAAGGTACTCAGGGCTAATAGCCAGGGCTCTCAGTGGGAACAAGCACAAGCGCCCAGAGGCTGGGGTGGCTGCGGCGCCGGTGCGAGAGATGGTGCCAGTAAACGACAACAACAGTCTGTTGCCAGCAACGCCAGCGATGCACCCAGATCCCTACAATCCATCTGCCGCAGGTGGCTTGATCGCTGATATTGCAAAGTGGATAACATCGACGTCGGTCGTGAAGGTAGCGGAACTATCCCTGGCCTCATCTGTGGCACTCATGGCTGGGATCTTTGGCAGTCGCGCGCTTACACCAACCCGTTCGGGCGTCAATATCTTTGCAACAACGATCGTCAGGACTGCTGGCGGTAAGGGCAGGCCTCCGAGCGCCATCCGAGCTTTGGCGGATAAGGCTGTTCCGGGAGGTGTTGTTTCAAATTCTGATCCGACGTCATTCGCTGCCTTCGAACGAATACTGCGCAGGAACTCATCCGTTGTGGCTGTGATGGACGAGTTTGGTCTCACTCTCCAGGGCGTCAACTCCAAGAAGCAAGACCCTGCGGCTTCATCAATACGGAAGTTCTTGCTCAGCGTCTACGATCAGGCCGACGGTGTGTTCGACGGCAAGGCATATGCCTCAGCCGACACCAAAAAGGACGACACACCCATCATTGGCCCTGCTTTGACCGTGCTCAGCATGACGACGGCAGAAACGCTCTACAAGGGGGTATCAAAGGAAAGCGTCAGTGACGGGTTCCTGAATCGGTTCGTCTTCGTCGAGTCCTCATTGCACCCTGACGGTGTAAAGCCACCAGACCTCAGTGCCGACAGCTCGCCGCCGGCTTCGATTGTCCATGACCTACAGAAAGCTGTGACGAGCTTTCCCGTGAAAGTAGAAATGCCCGGAAGGTCAGCGAAGGTGAAGCACCGTGTCCCGTTTGATGATGGCATTGGAAGTGCCGCCCATAGGGCTTGGGAAGAGGTCTTCCTCTGGCAGCACAGCCGAGCATGGGATGACACGGAAAGCAAGATCCGCGGTCGCGCGGCTGAGAACACAATCCGTCTCGCCACGCTGCGCGCCATCAGCCGCAATCCATGGAGACCTTTCGTAACCGTCGAAGACGTGCAGTGGGGCTGGGCCATCGTGTTTAAGTCGATAAACATCATGGAAGCCGGGGTCAAAAACATGGCTGGCTCCGAACAGGAGGAACTGAGAAACGCCATACTGGCGGCGCTCGGAAAGGCGAAGAACGGAGTACTGTACCGAAGCCGATTGATGAGGCTGGCGGATATTAAACACGCAACTATGTCGGACTACACCGCGGCAATGGCTTGGCTGTATGCCTCCGGCGACGTCATCGACATTTCAGAGGATGGGGACGGCTCAAAGCTGATGCTGAACAGTTCCCAAGGGAACGACGAGTGACGGGAACTTGGGAACTGAAGTGGCATAAAACGGCCTTTCAATTCCCAAGTGTACGGCCAGTTCCTAAACTTTGGGAACTGAAAATTTAGAGAAAATACATAATAATATCATATAGATAATATCTATATATATGTGTTTTTTTCTATCAGTTCCCAAATTCCCAAATTCCCGAAAAACCAGTTTTCACCCCCCAAAATACTAGCCCTTTCCACACTGTGTGGGAAATGGGGAAACTTCGGAAACAGCGAACAAGAGAGGGAGAGCGTAGTGAGAAATTCGATCGTCCTATCGATGGATCAAAAGGCGGCCATCGCCAAGGCAAAGGCATGGTTCGTCAAGGGCCGAGAAACACAACAGGTATTCAGGCTATTCGGATATGCGGGCACCGGAAAGTCCACCGTCCAGCAGGCTCTCCTTCAAGAGCTCAATGTCGACCCATCAGAGGTGCTGTTTTTGGCGCCAACTGGTAAAGCGGCGTCAGTGCTGATCAGCAAGGGTCACGACGCGAAAACGATCCACAAGGCCCTCTACACTCAGACCGGCGAGGATGATTCTGTCTACGAAGCCCTTGAGCGTGAGGCACTCAGCATTCGCGCGAAGCTAAGGGCGATTTCGCTTGAAAACCGTTCCGCGTATTTGCGGCGGCTCGCCGCAGTTGAGGCTCAGATGAACGATTCATCATCTCGACCGAAACCTCAGTTTTCTTTCAGGGGGACAACAGCGATCGGCTCTGGTGTGAAGATCATCATCATCGACGAGTGCAGCATGATAAGAAACGACACTTACAGTGATCTGCTGTCGCTCGAGTTGCCTATCATGTTGGTTGGCGACCCTGGTCAGCTTCCGGCAGTCGAAGGCAGCAACCCGCCACCTTCTCTTGTCACAGATACCCATGAAGCGGACGTGATGCTGGAGAATGTCGTCCGTCAGCACGGCAACTCGTCGATACTTGAGTTAGCAACAATAGTTAGGCGGGGCGAGATTCCGGAGTTCGGTGAATCCAAGAGAGATGGCGAGCACGTTGTTTACAAGGACGCAAGAGGGTGTCGTGGAAACATCGAGAAGATATTCGAGAAGGCCGGTGTAGAATATCCCGAGTGTTTCGATCAGATCATATGCGGCAGGAACGTCACCCGCTTTGCTATTAACGATTACATGAAGCGCAGGCACGGCATCCGGCATATATTCCCCGTCGGAGAAAGGGTTGAGAAGCTGATTGTCTATCGGAATATTTTCATCGACGAGCATTTCATCGCAAATGGCGCCGAAATTCGCGTGGAAGAAGATAGGACGCGCGAAGGGGAGATTAAGCCATACAGCCGAGACGATCGCTCCATAGATCACCCTGTAACGATCACGTCATTGGACGGCAAGCCAGTTCGCATCGGTGGCGCTTCACTTTGGAAGCTCCCCTTCGAGGGGCGTGCCGAGTTCGAGGACCGCGAACGCGTTGAGAAGAACGCGGCAGCGCCTCTAGTATACGCGCAATGGTCATGGGCGATCACCGCGCACAAGTCGCAGGGGTCTGAGTGGGGCAGGGTCTGCGTGTTCGATGAGAGCGACGTTTTTCGCGACCACCGATCGCGGTGGCTCTATAGCGCGGTCACGAGATCCAGCCGAGACTTGCTGATGATCAAGGTCTGAGGTGACGCAATATGCAGTGCGCGCCTTTGTGATTCTGGCGAAAAACCACTATATATAGTACTGATCCTTGATAGGTGTACGCAGCCATGATCCGCATCGGAGTTCAAAACGTATGAGCCGCCGAATTCGAACTTTTGAGGAATCGGCGCGCCGCGAGACCGCAGCCGCAAAGCTGGCCACCTACACGCAGATGGCCGACAGCACGGCGCCCAGAGATCCGCGAGGGCGGGGCGATCATTTCCGCAAGCATCTGGCCGATGCACATCGAACGATAGAAATCCTTCAGTTGCGCATCAAAGATCTGGAGCAGGAGCGGGATAAGATTAAGCAGGCTCGCGAATACGATCTTTCCTTATGTGTCACCAGGACCGTCGCAGAAGAGGCTCGGCAAGATGCTTTCCGACTCGCCCGACGAAAGGCCGCAATCCTAGCCGAATGGCCGCACGGCGTGCCGACCATGCTGTCTGAGGAGATCGACTGCATTCCCGACCCGAAACCGAAGTGGACAAGATGATGTCAGCACCCGAAAAGCACCGCGACCTTTCGAGACTTTCTGAGCTCCTCGCGACCAAGACCGCCACGGTGTCCGCTGTCCGAGGACAAGGGACGGCGCTTAAACTCGTCGCCCCTGCCAATGACAACAAGCCGGTGCGTTTCAGACTGGCTTGGCCGGCATTCGAGCGCTTAGCACATCGCGGAGATTATGCACGGCTGTTTGCTCTCCGCCATTGGAAGAATATGATCTTCCCGGGATCCGAAATTAATGTGACCGACGAGGGGGATTATGATCCGGAGGTCACGATCGAGATGCGGCCATCTGAAGGAGAGCTGCTTACTGCCGTCGGGTGGAAGATCGTCGATCGTGAGCGCTGGTATTGGACCAGAGAGAACGTCAACATCTACCAGCCCACGCCGTCGGTCGAAACCCACCATAAGAACAGAAACGGCGGCACGGATACCTCGATCGGCGCGCTGCTCTTCCGTGACGGCAAGCTCATTCAATGGGGCGAGACGCGAAAGGGCTCGGCTCTTCGACCCGTCGAGCGCTCTCGTGGTGCCAAGGGTGGGGCAGACCCATCACGGTCTGAAAGTGCGATCCTTTCTTATCTCGAACTGCAGGGCGCTGTCTCACCGTTGACCGCGCGCCCATACGTAAAGCCTATGTCAGCCGAACCTGCCATCCGCGACTATTATGATCCATTGCCGCGCGAGGCCCCAAGCGTAAAAGACAAGTGCGGGAGGTTCGGTGTGGAGGAAGCACGCCAGTTGCTGCGCGAATTCGGCGTAGACGGTAGCGTGGCGTTCGATAGCTTGCCGTCGCCCGCCACTCGTTGCCCGGATGGTCTCGTTGCTGGAGACCAGTGGATCGGCGGCGTGAAGAAGCCTAAGCCGCTGGGTGAAATCTCGTCATCGGCCGGCCGCGAGCCTGAGTTTGTCCGCCGTGTCGAGACCACGTCGTATGTAGATTATCTGCGACGCCGCCTTCGAGAGCACGCGTCGGTGCTCGATCTCGCGATCACGGACGCATCCGCAAAGTCGATCGGCATAGCAATGGGCCAGGCGCCAGCGTACGCCGAGAAGAGGGGACCGGCTCTTATCGATGCCGCTATTGACGCCCTAATTGCACTCGACGAGACGGCGCGCGGGGAGTTTCTGCCCACCAACGAAAAAATAGCAGCCTGATGTCCGGTCGGCGATACTGCCGGGTCGTATAGTTATGAATGGATGAATTCCCCAGCGGCCGCCATGTGCGGCCGTTTTAATTTGAGGCGCTGAATTCGAGCGGACGATCAAACTCGCGATCGATGCCGGGACTGCCTCAATACCCCATTACCTGGCGCGCCTCCTCTCGCGACAGGTAATCCTGCGGCAGGTTGAGGCTTCATCGTCTCCCTGCCGCTTTTGCTTTATCAAGCCGCTATGCGACGTGCGGCCTTATCAGATGCCTTTCGGTCGGAGCCGTATTGGTCGATGATTTTCTTCGCGTCCTCGATATCGATCCGATGCTTCTTAGCCAGTGTCTTGGCGTCATACGGCTGTACGGACGCAGCAGCGTCTACTTCTTCAGTCATGGTGGTCTCCTTGGATTGTGCGGCAGTCATGGGCGCCTCTGGGGCGCGCGCCGGGCCGTCGGTTCGCATATAGGTAGCCGCGACCCACCGTGCAACAGCGGGCGTAGGAGCCCTATTTCAGGCGCGCTGCGGCCTTGTCCGCTGCATCCCTATCGGGGCCGTGACGTTTGACGATGCGCTCCGCGTCATCTTTGCTGATCCCGTGCTTCTTCGCGAAGTAACTCACTTCGTATGGTTCGCCTGCTGCGACCTTATTGCGGTCTGCTGCGCCACGCTTCGATTTGTCGTCGGCCATCTGTAATCTCCTCTATTGCATGGGCCACAACGCATGGCGGAATCCACGGTTCCAGATCGGCGCTCAGAAGAAGCCGCGATCTATCGTCGGCTCTACCAATCATCTCGATGGCGTCGCGCCCGTCACCACCAGCTAGCCGCCCAACCGCTTTGCGAGTGGTGTCTCGAATCGGAGACGATCACCGAGGCGACAGAGGTGCACCATGCCACGCCTCATAGAGGCGACCTTGACCTGTTCTGGTCCGGTCCATTCATCAGCACGTGCAAGCCATGCCACGCTTCCCGAGGGCAGCTCGAGGACAATGGCAAGACCGTGGTGCGGTATGGGCCGGACGGCTGGCCCCTCTGACGGGCAGGGGTGGTCCATTGTTATGGAACATCGCCGCCGCCTTACCGGTGTCCCCCATTCATACGTATTTTTTCAATTCAGATGTTGAGGGTCGATAGTGGCTAGGCCGAGAACGCCAAAGGCGAAGGCTGAGATAACTGGTCACGCCGACAAACAGAAAACGAAATTCAAGGGCCGCAACGAGCCGATCGTCGACGAGACGCTTGGCGATGCGCCTCACTGGATCAAAGACACCGATACGAACAAGGCTCACGAAGCGTGGGAAACGCTACGCTTGGAGATTCCTTGGTTGAATAGCAGTCACCGGATTTTGGTGGCGACGGCAAGCAACATCTTAGGACGCATGATCGCCGGGCAAGAATGCGGCGTGCAAGCCATGAACTTGCTGAGGCAGTGCCTCGGCCAGATGGGTGCGACGCCGGCTGATGCTTCGAAGGCGGGAGCGAAACCGGATGGCGAAAAGACGGATCCGGCAGACGAGTTCTTCGACTAGCGCCGCTGGCGTTGAGTTGCCGGCACATTTCAACCCAACCTATCCGACTGGTCCTGTAGACGAATACGCTGAGGCCGTGATTAACGGCACCATCATTGCTGGCCCGCATGTGCGGAATGCCTGCCGCAGGCACAAAGCAGACCGCCTAACCGGGCCGAGCCGCGGCATCCACTGGGATCCGGAGGCAGCCAGCCGCGTCCTGCGGTTCTTTCCTGCGGTACTACGCCTGAACGGCGGCCAATTCGAAGGTCGCCCTTTCCACCCGCATATCTCGCAGCAGTTCAAGATCGGCTCCATCTTCGGTTGGAAGCGCGTCGAATCCGATGGCGCAATCCTGCGACGCTTTCGGCGCGCTTATATCGAGGAGGGCAAAGGCAACGGCAAGTCGCCATTGGCGGCGGGCATTGGCCATTATTGCCTGACCGCCGACGGCGAGGCCGCCGCCGAGATTTATGCCGCCGCGGCAAACAAAGACCAGGCTTTCGTCCTCTTCCGCGACGCTGTCGCGATGTACGAGCAGTCGCCTTCGCTGAAAACGAAACTGACGCCGTCGGGCGGCAATCCGGTCTGGAACCTGTCTTACCTCAAGAAGCGGTCCTTCTTTCGGCCGATTTCGCGGGAGGGCGCTCACTCCGGCCCGCGTCCTTATGTGGCGCTCTGCGACGAAATCCACGAGCACCCCGACGGCAAGGTCGTCGAAATGCTCGAGCGCGGCTTCAAGTTTCGCCGGCAGCCGCTTCTGTTCATGATTACGAACAGCGGCACGGATCGAAACAGCATTTGCTGGGATGAACACCAGCATGCCGTGAAGGTTGCCGCAGGCACACAGACGCCAGACGACGATTTCACCTATGTGGGTGAGGTGGTCGACGACACGACGTTTAGTTATGTGTGCGCGCTCGACAAGGACGATGATCCGTTCACGGATCCGACTTGCTGGCAGAAGGCTAACCCGCTTTTCGGCGTAACGCTAAAGCACGATTATCTGGCTGGTGTCGTCAACCAGGCGAAGGACATTCCTTCGAAGCGCAACGGCATTCTGCGCCTGCATTTCTGCGTTTGGACTGAAGCCGACACGGCGTGGATTCCACGCCCATTGCTTGAAAAGGTGATGTTCGACTTCGATCCTTACGAAGAGCACAAGGGCAAGAAGATCAACTCGGCCGGCCTGGACTTGTCCGGCGCGAAGGATTTGACTGCCGCGGCGTTCACTGTCGAGACCGGCACCAAGCGCGTCACGCGTGAGGACGGTACAGAGGCTGATCTTCCGACCTACGACTTGTGGATCGAGGCTTGGACGCCTCGTGACACGATGGATGAGCGCTCGAAGGTCGACCATGTGCCTTATCGGCTGTGGATGGATCAGGGCTACATCAACGCTCCAGAAGGCGCTCGCATTCGGTACGACCATGTTGCTGCACTATTCGCGCGTCTCAATACCGAGCATGGCATCGGCGTTCTGGCTTTCGACCGTTATGCGTTTGACAAGTTCGAAACCGAGCTCGACGACTACGGCGTCGACATCAAGACGGTAGCCCACCCCCAGGGCGGCAAGAAGCGGGCAAAGCCAGACGAAGAGAAGGTGAAGGCGGCAAAGGATGCCGGCCTTGAGCCTCCGCTTGGTTTGTGGATGCCTGGTTCCGTGTCGGCACTTGAGACGTTGATCCTTGAAGAGCGCATTCGCTTGAAGCGGTCACCGGTTCTTCTCGGCGCGCTGATGGGCGTTGCGATCGAGACCGATCCGCTCATGGGCAACCAGTGGTTTTCGAAGAAGAAGAGCACTGTGCGCATCGACCCGGCCGTTGCTGCTGCAATGGCGGTTGGTGCTGCGGTTGATGGTGCGCCGCCTACGCAAGGCCAGTCCTTCTGGGAAACACTAGATCCGAATGTCGACTATGCGGCGCTACCGCAAGCAGCCTGATCAGCCCATCGGGCATCAATAATACAAGGAATGCCTGATGGGTATGTGGGATTGGTTGCCCGGTCGCAAGTCGACCGAGCAGAAAGCTGTGTCTTTCGATCCGGTGTGGCTCGATTTCTTCGGTTCGCGCACTTCCAAGGCCGGCGTTCCAGTATCTTGGGAGCGGGCGATGGATGTCTCGACCGTCTTCGCCTGCCTTCGCGTGATCGCCAATGGCGTCGCACAGGTGCCGTTGCGGGTCATGAAGGAACTACCTGATGGCGGCGGAGAGCCGGCGACGGAACACCCTCTTTATACCGTCCTGAATCGCCGTCCTAACAAGTGGATGACGTCTTTCGAGCTTCGCGAGACGTTGATTTTCCACGCAGCACTGACCGGCAACGCTTTCTTCTATAAGAACATCGTACGCAAGCAGGTCAAGGAACTCATTCCGATCGATCCTGGCAGCGTGACCATCACGCGGCACAATGATTATTCGCTGACCTACCGCGTCACCGGCCTTGATGGCAGCTCGATTGAGCTCCCGCAGTCGATGATTTGGCATGTCCGCGGCCCTTCGTGGGACACATGGCGCGGTTTGGACGCTGTCCAGCAGGCGCGCGAGGCCATCGGCCTGACGATCGCCACCGAGAATACCCAGGCCGAGATGCACGCCAACGGCCTGCAGGCTTCCGGCACGTATTCGACCGAACAGAAAATCGCGCCGGAAGAATATATCAAAATCCAGAAGTGGATTGCCGCCCAGATTGGTGGCGCGAACAAACACAAGCCGTTTGTGATCGACGCTGGGTTCAAATGGACCCAGCAGACCATGACCGGCGTCGACGCGCAGCATCTCGAGACCCGCAAGTTTCAGACGGAACAGGTTTGCCAGGCTCTCGGCGTCTTTCCGCAAATGATCGGCCATGCTGGCCAGGCAATGACATTCGCGAGCGCCGAGCAGGTGTTTCTGGCGCACGTCGTGCACACGCTTGGTCCCTGGTGGGAGCGTATCCAGCAGTCAATCGACGTGAATTTGCTTGATGGCCCTGAAGACGATGGCTTTTACTCGAAATTTAACGCCAACGGACTGCTCAAGGGCGCCCATAAAGACCGCGCTGAGTTCTATTCCAAGGCTTTGGGCACGGGCGGCTCGCCTGCCTACATGACGCCGAACGAGATTCGCGCGCTGGAAGACCTCAATCCGATCGCTGGTGGCGATGAATTGCCGAAACCGACCAATGTTGGCGGCGCTCCTGCGCCTGACAAGCCGTCACCCGGCGCACAGGATTCACAAAATGACGACAGATAAGGCTCTCGGCGCCGTCGAGCACCGTAGTTTTGACCTTGGCGAGGTAAAAGTCGCCGAATTGGCCGTTTCCGACGGTGAAATGACCTTTTCCGGCTACGGCGCCGTATTTGGCAACGCCGACTCCCAGGATGACGTGATCATCAAGGGAGCCTTCACGGCGACCATTTTGGAGGCAAAAAAGACCGGCGTTTGGCCGGCCATGCTGTCTCAACATGGTGGTTACGGCACCCAATTGACGCCAATTGGCGTTTGGACGGAGATGCGCGAGGACAATGTCGGGCTCTACGTCGAAGGAAAGTTCGCCAACACCGAGCGCGGGCGGGAAGCCTACGAGCTTCTAAAGATGAAGCCTCGCCCGGCAATTTCCGGGCTGTCCATCGGCTACCGCGCCAAAGAATGGACGATGCGGAGCACGCCGATCGAGCCTCGCAGGACGCTGAAGGCGGTTGACCTCGTCGAGGTGTCGCTGGTCACGTTCCCGTCGAATGGCAAGGCGCGCGTGACGAACGTAAAATCAGAATTCAATCCGCGAGAAATCGAAGACGCCCTGCGTGAAGCCGGGTTGTCGCGGGCGGACAGCGTAAAAGCTGTCTCGGTCTTCAAGAATGCGCTTCGCGACGAAGCGGAACAGGACACGACTCCTCGTGATGAGGATGAGACGGCCAAGAAGAGCGAAGCCGAGCTTTCCAGGCTGGCTGCGCGCATCAAAGCGCTGATCGCCGGCTAACCAGCCGCGGCACGCTCACCAACCACCACCACATCACCAAATTAGGAGACCCGAATGTCGGATAAAACCGCTGTTGAACAGGTCATGTCTGCCTTCGAAGAATTCAAGGCTGCCAATGACAACCGCCTCAAGGAAATCGAGAAGAAGGGCACCGCTGACGTCGTCCTCTCGGACAAGGTTGAGCGCATAAACACCGCTCTCGACAAGTTCGAGAAGGATAATCAGAAAGCCACTGCCGAGCTCCTGGAGACCAAGAAGGCTCTGGACGACGAGAAGAAGCACGTCGACGAGCTCGAAGAAAAGCTTAACAGGCTTTCGCTGACAGCGGCGAATGACAATTTCCGCCGCGGCGAGGTTAAGTCGAAGGCGAACATCTGGGCGCGCGCTGTGTTCGATGCGTCGGTGCTCGGTCAGGCTAGCATCCGAGCCGAACAGCAGAAGGCGCTCGCCGACGTTGTCGCAGAATACAAAGCGCTCGGTATCGCAAACGATACGACCGGCGGCTACCTTGCGCCTGCCGAGTACATCCGGGAAATCATCAAGGGCGTCACCGATGTATCTCCGGCACGCGCGCTTGCCCGCGTTCGCCAGACTGCATCAAAGGCGATCTTGATCCCGAAGCGCACCGGCCAGTTCGCCGCGCAGTGGGTCGCTGACCAGGGCACCAAGTCTGAGACCGACGGTCTGCGCTACGGCATGTGGGAAATTCCGACCCACGAGATGTACGCGCTCATCGATATCTCGAACCAGAACCTCGAAGACTCCGCTTTCAACATGGAATCGGAAATCTCCTTCGAAGCCACCGAGCAGTTCGCTGTTGCAGAAGGCGCCGCCTTCGTATCCGGCACGGGTGTCGGCCGGCCGGAAGGATTCCTTAGTGCATCGGGCGTTACCGGCAATAACTCCGGTTCCGCCTCCACGATCGCCGACGCTGACGGCCAGGCTAACGGTCTGCTGACGCTGAAGTATGGGCTGAAGACCGCATACGCACGCAATGCGACCTGGGCTCTGAACCGCACCACCCTCGGCTCCGTCCGCAAGCTCAAGACGGCGGAAAAGCAGTATCTGTGGATGCCTGGCATTTCTGGCCAGCCGAACACCATCGACGGCGACCCCTACGTCGAGGTGCCGGACATGCCGTCGGAAGGCGCAGGTCTCGTGCCGATCGCTTACGGCGACTTTGCCCGCGGCTACACGCTGGTTGACCGTATCCAGATGGAGATGCTTCGGGATCCCTACACGCAGGCCACCAGCGGAAATATCCGCTTCATCTTCCGCCGTCGTCTCGGCGGTCAGGTGACGCTTGCGGAAGCCATCCGCAAGCTGACTTGCTCGGTCTAACCACAGGCGGGCGGCCTTAGTGCCGCCCATTCTTTCTAGAAAAAGGAGATAGCCTGATGGCTTCGAAAGACACTTACGACAATATCAAGCTGGTTTCGACGGTCGTTCCCGCCGTCAACGCAGCAGCTACCGTCACCGGCACGACTGTGGACACGGTAGGCTTCGAATCTGCCACGCTTCTTGTCAATGTCGGCGCAGTCGCCGGGGCTGGCAACGTTACGCTTAAGCTGCAGCACAGCGACACCACGACTGACGGCGACTTCGTTGATGTTCCGGCAGCTCAGTTGCTTGGCGTCATCCCCGCCGTTCTCGTCGCCGCCACCGTCTACAAGCAGGGCTACATTGGCGCAAAGCGTTACCTGCGCGCCAAGGGCACACTGAACAGCGGCACGTCTGTGGCTTATGACGCATCGTTCGTGCTCGGTCACGCACGCAGCAAGCCCGTCGCCTGATGCATAGAGTTGTGAAGCCATTCCCATGTTCGTGGGATGGCTTCACGCTCGTTGACCTGAATGTGGGGGACGAGCGTGACTTCGGTTCAATGGCCGATGGCCTTGTCGCCGAAGGCTTTATCGAGGCGGTCGACGCCGTTGCCGTAGCTACGGATGCGGTCCCACCTGTCGCCAAGCCCGCGAAAAGGACGAGATAGCCATGAGTTTGCGCCTTGTTTCGGTAATCGCGCCCATTGTGAGCTCTGCCGAAGCCAAGGCGCATCTTCGGGTTTTTCACTCAGATGACGACGCCTACATCGATGGTCTGATTGCCACCGCTAGCGATCACTTGCTCGGCGAAAACAGTTGGATTGGTCGCGCGTCGGCCGCTTCTGAATGGGAATTGACGCTTTGCCAGTTCCCGGCTGACCGCCTTGATATCCCAAAGCCGCCTTTGGCGTCCGTCGACGGCGTGTTCTACACGCCTGCGGATGGTGGCGCTGAAGTTGAGTTGACGGAGTTTCGCACGCTCGACGTCGGCGTGAAGAACGGCGGCTATATCCTTCCAGCCAAAAATACGAGTTGGCCATCGACCGACGGCGAGCCGGGTTCGGTTCGCATCGAGTTAACGGCCGGCTACGCGGAAACGCCCGCATCTATCAAGCACGCAGCGCTCCTCATGATCGGCCATTGGTACGAAAACAGAGAAGCTGCCACCGAGGCAAAGTTGAGCGACATGCCGATGGCAGTTGATGCGCTCCTTCTGCCCTACAGAAACTGGCCCTCGTAGGGCAGAAGGAAAACCAATGACAGACATCGTAATTACGGCCAGCGCGGTCCTGGCTGCCAGTAACGCTGAGCGCGATCAGGGCATCGCCGGGGAGGCAATTACCGCCGGCAAGGCCATTTATCTAGCAGCGGCAACCAATCGTTGGATGCTCGCCGACAGCAACTCGGCCGCGGCCGAAGCGCGGCAGGCCAAAGCAATCGCGCTTAACGGTGCGTCGGCCGGCCAGCCGGTGGCGTTCCAGAAGTCTGGCGATATCACAATCGGCGGCACGCTTGTTGCTGGGCAGGCGGTGTACCTCAGCGATACCCCCGGCGGGCTGTGTCCCCTCGCAGACGTCGGCTCCGGCGAATACGTCGTTCTTATAGGCATCGCAAAGTCGACGTCGGTTCTGCAGTTGAGCTTCCAATATCCCGGCGTCGCGCTCTAATGCCATGGATCCGCTTTCTGGCGGACTATGACTGGCGGGCCACGCCCGCCGTCACCTTCGCCTACAAGGCCGATACGGTTGCCAATGTGACCACCCCATGCGCAACGGCGGCAAAAGCTGCCGGCAAGGCTGAGACGTTCCATCGTCCAAAGGACAGCAAATGACCGACACGCGAGGCGCAGGAAAGTTGCGTGAAAAGCTGCTTTTTCAACGTCGCGCGATCGTGGACGACGGATTTGGCAATGAGTCTGGCGACTGGGAAACGGAGTTTACTGCAGCGGCCGAACTAATCCCGCTCAAGGGCGGTGAGCCGGTTATGGCGGCGCGCTTATCAGGCGTGCAGCCGTTCATCATCAAAATCCGCGGATGCAATGCCGCCAGATCGGTGACGCCCGCATGGCGGGCCGTTGACGCGCGCAACCCTGCTAGGCTTTTCAACATCACGGCTGCGGTCGATCCAGACAACAAGAACGCATGGATTGATATCATGGCTACGCAGGGAGTCGCGACCTGATGGCAATTACCGCTGATTTGAAGGGCCGCGAAGCCCTTATGCGACGGCTGAATCAATTGGCGCCGAATGTCGAGAAATATGCAGCGCAGGCCAAGTTGGAGGTCGCCGACGAGGCTGCCGAACTGATGCGGGAACGCGCGCCGACCGGCGCAACGCTAGAATATCGCGAGAGCTTCAGCGGTGAACTCCTGGCCAACAATCCCAACAAGCAGCAAGTCGGACTTTCGCAGACGAAGGATCCGTCTGCCGCGGGCGTGTTCGCTCAATACATTTGGCGCTTCTTGGAATTCGGGACCTCGCCACATAGCACCGCTAAAGGCGGCGGAACGGTTCTCGGCAAGAAGAATGCAGCGGCAAGCGGCAAGGGAATGCATCCCGGCACGGCTGCGCAACCTCACATCTTCCCGACCTGGCGCGCTTACAAAAAGAAGGCTTCCGCCAGGATACGGACGGCGGTGAATAAGGCCGTTCGCGAGGCCATGGGTAAAGGATAGCCGATGGCCAGCGCAGAACTTGAACTACAGGGCGCGCTCGTCGGGCGCCTGAAGGCGGATGCGCCATTGACAGTGCTCGTGCAGGGCAGGGTGTACGACCAGCCGCCGGCTCCTGTCGTCTATCCGTACGTCACGATCGGCGAGGCGCAGACACTACGCGACGACGCAACATGTGTCAGCGGCGCGCAAGTTTACCTGACCCTGCATGCGTGGTCGACGCAGGTCGGGTTTCCAGAAGTTCGCAAGGTTGCCGACGCCGTTGTTGAAAGCTTGCACATGGCGCCGATCACGCTGCCGACCAATCGTTTGATCTCAATCATGCACCGGCAGACGCGGACTTTCCGCGATGCTGACGGGCTGACCAGCCACGCGGTTATCGAATTCGTGGCCAACACCGAAAAGCCGTAGCTTTCGCGCCGGCCACCACCAATCACACCAAATTTGGAGACTTGCACATGGCAGATGGCCAGCAGCTTGGCCGCCTCCTGCTGATTCAGATCGGCGACGGCGGAAGCCCCACGGAAACTTTCACCAATCTTTGCGGCCTCAAGACCCGCAGCTTCAACATGTCCGCATCCGAGATCGACACCACGATCCCGAGCTGCGCCAATCCCGGCGGCCCGGTCCAGAAGACCAGCCGGCCAGGCATTTCGAACCGCACGTTCAGCGGTTCCGGCAACTTCGTGTCCAGCGCGGCATCCGACATCTTCATGAACCACGTCCGCGCGGCTGAGGCGTTCAACGCCAAGGTCATCGTACCCGGCGACGGCACCTATACCGGCTCGTGGATGGTTACCGACTTCTCGTTCAGCGGCGACGTCGAGCCAAACATGGAATTCAGCGCGACCTTCGTTGCTGCTGACGTCCTGTCGTTCACGGCCGAAGCTTAATCATGACAAAAGAGGAGAAAACCATGGCTAAGCCTATCTTCAAGCACGCAGTCAATGAGGCGCGCGGAGAAGCGCGCCTCATCATCGACGGCGTAGAGCTCGTTCTTGCTGCCGAAATGGGGCGCCTGTCGGCCGTTTCCAGCCGGCTGCAGTGCAAGTCACTGAACGACCTGTTTATGCGCCTGTCTGGCGTTGAGGCGGCGGCCACACTGGCTGGCATTGAGCTTCTGACGGTTAAGGGCAATGCGCTCGAGGCCATCACCAAGATTAAGTTGAAGCACTTCCCGGCGTGCGCCGCTGCATTCTCGACGATCCTGGCTCACCACTTCGACGGTGACGAGGGAAACGTGGAGGCCGTCGGAGAGACGGCGTAGACCACAAGCCCCATGAAGAAATGCCTTTCCGCCAATGGATGCGGACAGGGCTTGGCGGATTGGGGTGGAGGCCAGCAGACTTCTGGTCTGCGACGCTGACCGAATTCTTTGAGGCCATCAATGGTCACAACGAGGCGCAGGGCGGCGAGCAAGACGCGGCGGCACCAAGTGAAGACGAGGTGGCGGCTTTGGTCGCGAAGTATGGCTAGAGCGGCGCGAGTTTGACAGCCGTGCCGCTGGCGGCCACGAACAGAATGCCACCACTGCCGGACGTAGAGAGCTCGTTATAGTCCAAATCGACTGCAATCACAGCATCGGCGCCAACCGCGGCCGCTTCTCGACGCAGTTCTTCCAAGCATGCAAGTCGTGCTTCCCTCAGAGACTTCTGAGAGGAGTTTGACCGACCGCCGACAAAGTCTCGCCAGTTATTGGCGATGTCGCGGAAGATGTTCATTCCGAGAGCAGCCTCTGCGGCGATGATAGATATCACGCTTTCTACCTTGCGGTTCGGAACGTCGATCGAAGTTGTCAAGACGATAGCCGCGAGTTGTTTCGCTCTCGCCTCTTGCTCCGCGAGATCCCTGCAGTCCATGCAGAGGGTATTTGCAGACCCAGACCCCAAATAAAAGCTTTTCCCACAGCTGCTGCAATTTGGCACGAAAACCCCTCCCAAGGCCCGCAACCATGCGGGCTTTTTCAATTCTAGGATGCGCGCAGCATGGCTGACAATACCGATGATCTGATTATCAGTATCTCGACTGATCAGGCCACACTCCGCCGCAGCATCAAGCGCATTGAGCAGGATCTCGGCACGCTTGCCGGAAGTGTTCAGAAACAGTTCTCGGCTGTCGGCAAATCGATCGACAACTCCGTCTCCTCGACGCTTCAAAACCGCATCAACGGCATGGTTGGTATCGGCAAGGCGGCATCCAAGGAATGGACCGGCGCGCTTGCGGATCAGGGCAAGGAGCTTGATCGGCTTCGTGCTCGCTATTCTCCGCTATTTGCGACAATCAACCAATACAAGACCGCTGTTGCCGACATTAAGCAGGCACATGCGCTCGGTGCAATTTCCGCCAACGAGATGGCGACTGCGATCAGCAGAGAGCGGCAGGCTGCACTCGCGTCGACGGCTGCCATCAAGGGTCGCAATGCAGCCTTGGCGGCGACGCCATCGCAACGCAACGGCGGTGGATTTCAGACTGCAAACATTGCGGCACAGTTTCAGGACATCGCAGTAACATCTGCGATGGGCATGAACCCGCTGCAGATCGCCCTACAGCAGGGCACGCAGCTTTCATCCGTGCTCGCCACGATGGGCAACGGCAAGCAGGTAATCGGCGGCCTGGCTGCGGCGTTCACCAGTCTGGTGAGCCCGGTTTCCCTGGTGACGATCGGCCTGATAGCCGGCGGCGCCGCGGCCATCCAATATTTTTCGTCCGTCGCAAGCGGCGGTGACCAAAGCGCCGAGAAGCTCAAGGAGCAGGCGCAGCTTGTTCAGGATCTTGCGGCGCGATGGGGCGATGTAATCCCGGCCCTTCGCGAGTATGCCAATGAACTTGCCCGTGCGAAGGATGCTGCCGACATTAGGCAGGGCGTCAGCCTCGTCAATGAGAAAACGCTCGAGTCGGTTCGCAAGGGTATAGATGACACACGCGCCACATACGCTGCGTTTGTCGCAGACTTGCGTGTCGGTGGTGAAGAACCGGAAGTTATCAAGCAGTTCGAGGATGCCTACCAGCAGTTTGCCAAGGCAGCAAACGAGGGCAAACTGGAAGCCGCTGACGTTCAGCGTGTTCAGGATGCCCTTGCTGCGGCGATAAATAGTTCCGGCATACCCGCCGTCTCAGAGTTCAAAAAAGCATTCGACGAACTATCCGCAAGCGCTGAGACGGCCGCTAAAAAGGTCGGAGAATCCAACGAAGCGTTGCGCGCGATCCCAGAGTCAACGTGGCGCAGTTTTGACCCGCAAACCGGGAAGCCGGGAACCAACGCCCAGCCATGGGACCAAAACATCCAAAACCCTGGCTTTATGACGCCGGAGATTGGACCGACACCACAGAGCCGACCAAACATCGAGCTCGAAGGCTTGCCGGGCGCCGACAAGGCGATGAAGAGCGCTGAAAGCGCCGCCCAAAAAGCCGCCAACGCCTACCGTGACCTGCAGAAGGCTGCAGATGATCGCATTGGCCAGGTTAAGCAGGAAATAGACCTGCTTGGCAAATACGGCATCGAGGCGGATGCTGCACGCTTTTCGTTGGATCTGTTCCAGCAGGCGGAAGACAAGGGGCGGTCGCTCTCGGCTACGCAACGCGCCGAGATCCAGAAGAAGGTCGATCTTTACAAGCAGTATTCTGAGACGCTCTCAAAGGCGAAGCTCTCGCAGGATCTGCTGAACGACATGCGATACAATTCGCTGTCGAAAGAAGACCAGAAGATCACGACGACGCTCCGTCAATACGGGTTGCCGGAAGATCTCAATAGCGATCAGGCCAGCCAGATCAGGCAATCGGTCAAAGCCGAAGATCTGCGTGGCGACCTCAAGGATTTTGCGTCCGACTTCAAGAGTGCTCTGCTCAATAATGGCGGTGACATCGGCAAGGCCTTTGGCGACGCCATCCAGAATGCTGCGCTGAACCAGATTTCGAAAATTGCCGATCGGTTCATTGACCAGATTATCAACGGGATCATAGGGAGCGTCACGGGCCAGCCCGGCGGCGCAACGAACGGCATCAGCGCGGCGATAACTGGCGCCATAGGTGGCGGTTCGTCCACCGGTAATGCAGTGGCAGCAAGCAAAGCTGTGGTTTCCAGCGCCGGATCTGCGGTTGACAAGGCTTTTACGTTATTCGGCGCCAACGAAAACACGAATACGTCTTCGATCAACTCCTTCCTGAAGCAGGGCGGCGTTGATCTTAATGCGGCACAAACGAAGTGGTGCGCGGCGTTCGTCAACTCTTCGCTCGAGCAGGTCGGCATCAAAGGAAGCGGTTCGCAGGTTGCAAACAGCTTCCTTGATTGGGGTACGAAGGTAGATCCAAGCCAGATCCTCAAGGGTGACGTGCTGGTGCAGAACCGTGGGCTCGGCGCCAATCAGGCCGGTGGGCACGTCGGCTTCGCCACGGGCGCGACCCGGTATTCCGGCGGCCAGCAGCAGCTTGAGATGCTTTCCGGCAACCTCAGCGATGGCGTTGGCAAGGAGTGGGTCAGCGCCATGGAAGTCCAGGCGCGGCGCGCAACCGAATCCGCCGCTTCTCTAGGTGGGCTCACCAGTTCTTCGCGCACAGCGATCGATGGCCTCGGCCAGCTTGGCAATGGTCTGAACAAGTTTGGCAGCAACCTTAGCTCGGGCGGGGGCGGATGGGGGCAACTTGCCGGCGGCGCTGGCGGCTTCGATTGGGCATCGCTTTTTAGCCCGTCATTCAAGCCGAACACGACATTTGGGGCGTTCCTAGGGCTGGCCGACGGCGGCCACGTAGCCGGCGCAGGTGGTCCGACTGACGACGCTATCCCAGCAATGCTTTCCAACGGCGAGTACGTCATCAACGCTTCGGCGACGCGAAAGCATCGCCGACTACTTGACGCCATCAACTCAGGCTCTGTCGCCAAGTTGGCGAAGGGTGGACTGGCCGGGCCGTCGCTAGCTCCATCGGGTCGCGCGTACGGCAACGACAACGTTGAGATCAAAATTATCAACAACAACGGGTCGAAGGTCTCGCAGACAAAGCGAAAGACCAGTTCTGGCCAGACCATTGAAATGGTCATCGACGACATGGTCGCCGACAAAATGTCGACGCCAGGATCTCGCTCGAGATCGGCGGTGCAGTCGCAGTTTGGTCTTCAAGGTGGATTGGCAAGACGATGACAGCTTTTTGGCCATACGACCTGCCGAAGCGTTTCACGGTTCCCTCCTATCAGGAGACGCGGCCGGACAACGCCATGTACTCTGATGTGTCGGTCGGTCCTGCAAAGGCTCGCCGGCGCACCACATCAAACGTCTGGGATCAGAGCGGCACGATGGTCATGACTTATGGCCAATACCGTTCGTTCCTGGCCTTCCTCTCCGAAACGCTCAGCGATGGCGCGGCAGCCTTTTGGTTTCCAGACAGGCTTGGCGGTCCCGATTTGCTCGTGCGCGTCAAAGAGCCGCCGAAGGCCTCCCTTGATGGGAACCTTTGGCAGGTCTCGATAACTCTTGAGGTGCTTCCGTGAGCCGTAACGTCTCGACGACATTCATCGCCGCGGCAAATGCGCAGGAGACAGATGAGGTTGTCATTTGTCTCCTAACGGTGACACACGAAGACCTCGAAGCGCCGATCTACCTCTCCAGCAACGCCACGACCCGCCTTTCCGAAGACCCGCTCGTCTACGGGACTGAGAGCCGCGGCGAACAATATTTCTATCTGCCGTTCGAATTCACGCTTCCTGATGATCAAAGCGACAACCCGCCTCGCGTACAGCTGAAGATGGACAACATCGAGCGCTCGCTCGTTGCCGTCCTGCGCAGCTTTGCAACCCCGGCCAGTGTCCTGATGGAGATCGTGCTGGCATCGGACCTCGATATGGTCGAGATCACCATGCCGGCGCTACAGATGTCCGACGTCTCAATTGACGATCACACTGTTTCGGCAACGCTGGTTGCGGATGCTTTGATCAATGAGCCGCACCCGGCCGGCCAGTTTACCCCAGGCTCATTCCCTGGACTGTTCTGATGGAGCGGTTCATCGGGATACCATACGTCCCGCACGGCCGAGGCTACGACGGGGCGGACTGCTGGGGCGTTCTCTACCTCTATTACCGTGACATTCTTGGCATCCTTGTGCCCACCTATGTGGCGGAGATGGAGGTGAGGCGGTTCGACCGTCGCGACATCGGGCCGCTGATGAGGGCGGAGCGCGACCGTGATTGGGTTCAAGTCGAAACTCCTGCCATTGGCGATTGCGTCCTGATGCGCGCCGGGCGGCACGACAGCCACGTCGGGGTGTTTCTCGGCGCCGGGCGCATGCTGCACTCCGAAGGGCCTCACCCCTCTCAAATTGAACGGATGGCCGACGTGCGATGGCGCGACCGGATCACCGGGTTCTACAGGACAATCCATGTTGATAGCCCGAAACGTGACGCCCGAGATCATCGGGCCGAACGAGATGGTCGACGTCTACCTGCGCCGCTCTCCTCTTCGTGAGCAGCGCGAGCATTTCGAAGTCCCAGCCTGCCTGTCGATCGAGGAAATCATCGCTTTCTGCGATCTGAAGCCTGTTCGCCTGCACGTCACGATCGGCGGCCACGTCATCGAGCAGAAGAACTGGCCGCGCGTGCGGGTGAAGCCGGGCGTTTCTGTCACCATCGTCAAGGTGCCGGGGAAGGGCGCCTTGAAAGCCATCGCCGGCTTGGTCGTGGCTCTTGTCGCAGCCGTCGCTGCTCCTTGGTTGGCCGGCGCGCTGTTTGGACTAACCGCCGGGACGACGGCATTTTCTGTCGCGACAGGCCTTATCGGCGCTGGCATCTCGCTTGCTGGCTCCATGGCCCTCAATGCGCTGTTTCCTGTGGCCAAGCCCGCGTCGCTGCCCAACACGACAACGCTTTACTCGATCGGCGGCGCGCAGAACCAGGCGGCGCAATACGGCGCCATTCCGGAAATCTTCGGAACTCACCGAATTTCGCCGCCATATGCGGCAGCCGCGTACACCGAACTCGTCGGAGACGACCAGTATCTACGCATGCTCTTCGTGGTCGGCTACGGGCCGATCTCCGTTTCGGATTTGAAGATCGGCGAGACCGAGATCTCGAAATTCGAGGACGTCAAATACGAAGTCATTCAGGATCACACCGTCACGCCAGTGACGCTCTACACGAAGCCAGTTTTTCAAGAAGACGTCTCTGTTGAGCTGGACGCTGTCACCGGGTGGGTACAGCGGACAACGGCAGACAATGTCGACGAAATATCGGTCGATGTGAGCGCCCCGAACGGGGTTTATCGGCTGAAGGCGAAAGATGGTTCTCGTGTCAACTACACCGTCACGATCGATGCCCAGTATAAACTCGCGAGTAGCAGCACGTGGCTGTCGCTCGGCACATTCGACCTAACATCGAATTCTCCGCAAGCAATTCGCCGGACCCTTTCAAAGTCTGTGCCGCGGGGGAAATACGATGTCAGGCTGAGCAAGTCTTCGCCGGACTATGATGGCAAGGACACGGTTGCCGAGACGGTCTACTGGACCGCAGTCCGCGGCCGGCGCAACGAGCCTGTCATCAGCTTCTCCAAGCCGCTGACAGTGATTGCAATGCGGATCAGGGCGACGGGCCAGCTTAACGGCGCCGTCAACACCCTGAACTGCATTGCCAGCCCCAAGATCAGGGCGTGGAACGGTACGACGTGGTCATCTGGGCAGACTACCAGAAACCCGGCGGATCACTTCCGGCAAGTCCTGCAGGGCAACGGTAACGCGCGCCCAGTTGATGGAGCCTCGATCGATCTCGAAAGCCTGCAGGATTGGCACGCCTACTGCGAAGCGAAAGGCTTCACCTTCGACCTCGTCGCGACGGAGCAGAAGTCGGTCTATGACCGGCTCACGGAGATCACGGCCGCTGGCCGCGCCGCCGTTTCGTTCCGTGATGGGAGATGGGGTGTTGTCTGGGACGTCGCCGACTCGCCGATCGTTCAGCACTTCTCGCCGCGGAACTCTGCCAACTTCTCGTCTGTTAGAGCCTATGTGGACATGCCACACGGCTTCCGCGTGTCGTTCATTAATCGTGAAAATGGCTATCTGAACGATGAGCGCGTCGTCTATGACGACGGTTACACGGAAGCCAACGCCACAAAGTTTGAGGGGCTGGACTTTCCAGGCGTCACCGACAAGGATCTGGTCTGGAAGCACGGACGCTACCACATCGCCCAACTTCGGCTGCAGCGCGAGACCTACTCGCTCGACACCGACTTTGAAAACCTCGTCTGCACACGCGGCGATCGCGTGCGCGTCAATCATGACGTCGTGCTGTGGGGGACAGGGGCGGCTCGAGTTAGATCGGTATCGGCGGCGCCTGAAGGCGTTGTGCTGGACGATCTGCTCCGCATGGAGGCCGGAAAGACCTATTCCATGAGGTTCCGCCGGCCGGACGGCTCGTCGCTCTTGCGAACGGTCACCGGCATCGACGGCGAGTTCCGCTCCTTTGTGTTTTCGGACACTGGCGACCTGCCGTCGGCCGGCGACTTGGCGCTGTTCGGTGAAAACGGCTTTGAAAGCGTCGTTCTTCGCGTCAAAAGCATCCTCGCTCGCCAGGATCTTTCAGCCAGGCTAGAACTGGTCGACGACGCTCCTGCGATCATGTTGGCCGACACTGGCGACATTCCGCCGTTTCAGACAGGCATTGCGCCTGTTCCGGATTATCGGGCGTCTGCTCCGTCAGGATTCTCTTATGTAGAATCGATCTGGACCACGTCGCCGGCGACATCGGCTGTTGATATGGCGTGGCAAGCGCCGGATGTTGGGGCTGCCGCGTCCTATATCGTGCAATATAAGGCGAACGGCGATGCGCAGTGGATCACGGCTTCAAGCGTCAGTGCTCCATCAATCCGCTTTGTAGATCTGGCGACTGGCGTTTATGACGTTCGCATCCGTGCGGTCTTCGCCAACGGCGAGGTTTCCGGACCGCTTGTCGGGTCGTGCATCTGCAGCATCTTCGCGTCAAACCCGGCCGATGTAACGGATTTCCGCATCTCCATTAGTGGCGATATCGCCATGATGCAGTGGGCGCTGCAGCCTGATCAGGCTCTTTCCCATTGTGAGATCAGGTTTTCGCCAGCTATCACCGGAGCCACTTGGCAGACAGCCTCACAGCTCCGGACGAATGTGGTCGGGTCGCAGGCGCAAGTCCCGGCCATGGTTGGCACCTACCTCATCAAAGCTGTCAACTACGCTGGCCTGCTGTCTGAGAACGCAGCGCTTATCGTCAGTACCGTCAATCCTCTCACGGCCTTCAATGCCGTCGAGGCTTTGCAGGAAGATCCGGCGTTTGCAGGAAGCAAGACCAATGTCGTGGCCGCAAGTGGGGCTCTTCGCCTCGATACGGCAACCGACATATTTGAGCTCGTCGACTGGTTTTCGGTGGACGACTTCTTCCTGTCGATCGGGGGCTTCGCCAGCGAGGGAACCTACGAGTTCGCCGACATCGTTGACCTCGGGGCGGTCTACACGTCTCGCGTTTCTGCGAGCGTCAGCGCGTTCGGCGAGGTAGCGAGCCTCGATTTATTCGCGCGCTCCGACTGGTTCGGCGTGTCAGAATTTTTCGGCCTGGCATCCGACTCCTTATGGAACGTGCGGGTCGAGGTCTCCTCAACGGAAGACGATCCTTCTGGATCGCCGGCATGGGCGGATTGGGCCGAGTTGACCACGGCGGACGTTTCGGCACGCGCTTATCGTTTCCGTGCCAAGCTTCAGTCGCTGCAGTTTGATGTCACTCCGGTGGTTGAACTGCTGGGTGTCACCGTCGACATGCCAGACCGCGTGATCGCCGAAAACGACCTGTTGGTGACGACCGCCGGGCGTGTGATCAGCTTCTCGTCGCCTTACTATGTCCTCAGCGGTATTTCGATCGCTGCCCAGGACATGCTGACCGGCGACTATTCCGAGATAACGGCAAAGACCGCTTCGGGCTTCACCATCAGATTTAAGAACTCGTCGGGCACGCCTGTCGCGCGGACCTTCGACTATGTCGCAAAAGGGTATGGATACCTCCAATGAGTCAAGCAACCACCTTCAGCGTTCCAACGACAGGACCGGCGACGCCGAGCCTTATGGCGGCGCGCATGGACGACAGCCTTCGGGCGCTGCTCAGCGGCAACTCCGGCGCTTCGCGGCCAGCCTACGCGGTCGCCGGAACGGTCTGGGTATCGACAGCAACGGCAGGCCAGTTGAAACTCTATCTGTACGATGGAGCAGACGATATTCTGCTGATGACCGTCGATACGGCAACGAACGCTGTCACCCTCAGCGGTCTCGGGGCTGCGATCAATGCCGCAACAGCAAAGTCCCCGCCGGTCGGCGCCGACAAGTTGGGAATATGGGATAGCGCGGCAGGCGATACAAAGAGCTTGACGCTCACTGCGTTGAGCACTTTTCTTGCGCCGCTCCTCGGTCCTGATTTTGTGCAGGGCGGTATCGTACTTCCCAACGGGTCGACGCCACTAACGCACCTGGATATTGCCGCCTTCACGGTGAAGGCGCTGAGCAAGTTCGCATCCACGATCAGCACGCTCACCAAAAACATCAATGGCACTTGGGTGGCCGGTAACGGCGGCGGCCTGGACACGGGCACGAAGGCGGCGAACGCCACCTATTTCGTCTATGCGCTTCGTAAGGCGTCGGACGGAAGTGGCGAGGTTGTGCTTTCCACATCGGCCACGGTCGGCGGTGTCAATCTCTCGCTGCTGACTGGCTATGATGTGCTGGCGCCGATCGGTGTTGCGCTGACCGATGGCAGCTCAAACATCCGAGAGTTCATAATGAACTCTCGAGACGAGTACACATACACCGCGCCCATCAGGGAAGTAACTAACGCTGCAATCTCGACAACGTCGGCGCTTTTGGCGATCACCGTACCAAATGGGGTGAAGGTCAAAGCAAACCTGCGATTTATGTTTTCATCTGGTGCCACAACCAATTCGGCCCTGTTCCATGATCCGGCGCAAGGAACGCTTGTCGCTGGCGGCAATGATGCAGGCGGAAATGTTGGCACGATTCAGGTTGCAAGTGGCTTTGCCGTTGGCTCCGACGAAATCTGGACGAACACAAGCATGCAGATCCGCCGGGTGTCTGGCGCCTCTGGCAGCATTTGGATTTGGACCGACGGCTTCACCTTCCCATGCAAGAGGATTGCTTAATGCCCTATGTGATGCGAAATGTTGACGGCGATATCTGTGGCCTTTTCGAGCAACTTCAGGAAGGTTTTGCAGTAGAATTGCTGGCCAATGACGATCAGGCTGTCGTTGAGTACCTGAACAAGCCGCTGCCGGTCTCCTCCGTCTCGGCGCGACAGTTTCGAGTGATGCTTCGCCGCGCCGGCCTGCTTGATCAGGTCAAGGCATGGGTGGCAATGCAGGACGGCGAAACTCAGGATGCGTTCGAATACAGCGGCACATTCATGAAGGAGAGCCCCATGATGGTGGCCGGCTTCGCTGCAATGGGCGTCACGCCGCAGCAGATCGACGAGTTTTTCGTTGCAGCGTCGCAGTTATGATCTGGCCGATCGTTCGATATCTCGCCTATCTTCCCGCGAACCTTGCGTTCGTTGGCTTTGCTTACGTCCTGTCACCATTCCTGGCCGCATGGTCAATGAAGCACGGCCCGGTTCTTCCCGGCCGCTGGCGGTGGTTCTCGACGCTGAACGCCGATCTGGATGGCTACATCCCGCAGCGTGTCGCAGGCTTCGATCCTGCCGCCAAGGGTTTCAAACTCTGGTGGCAGCGGACCCGCTGGACATGGAGAAACCCATGCAATGGCTGGCAATCCGAAGCGCTAGGCGTCGAGGACATCGCCTCTGCCTTCACCGTCAAGCGTGATCTACCGCTGCCGTTCGGCTTCTATCTTAAGCTCTGGCTTGGCTGGAACCCGGAGAAGCGGGGCGGCAACTACTTCCCTTACATGCTGCAGTGCGGCCTCAAACGCCGCTGATCACTCCATACACCCTAGCATTTCACATAAACCGTGTAGATCCGGGTAGGGCGACCGTCAGATGTGCCGGTCCCGCTCACAGCTTCCTTTACGACGCGTGCGGAAGGGCATTGCGTCTTCTTATAATCGAGAGCGACGCGCTCGCGGTTTTGTTTATCGTCCAGATCGTGCCCGACTGTGTTTTGCATTTGGACAGCATAATCCGCTCCGGCGACCGGAGGGACGTCTACCCAGTGACCGCTGGTTTCCTGCGTCTGGCATCCAGCCAGCGCAACCGATAGTGCCAGTCCAAGAGCCTTTGCCTGCATGATCGGGTCTCCTTCCCCAAGTCGGTTGTAGATCAGGTAGACATTCAGAAACAAGCGCGCCTCATCGGCCATCACCCACAATCTGGAGTTTATCCATGCTCGTCCATAACTGGCGGCGCGTTCTCGCGCGCTCCCTGTCGCTTTGGTGCGTCTATTTCGCGGGAGCCTTTGAACTCGCGCCGTACATCGTCCCGTATCTCGACGGCTACATCCCACCGTGGCTGTCGATCGTCCTCCTGCTGCTTTCCGTACCGGCTCGGGTAATCGACCAGAGGCTTTCCAATGGCAAATAGAATGAAGAAGGGCAGCGCGGTCGCAGTGGCCGTCGCGCTGTCGATCGGCACGCTGATCAAGCCGTGGGAGGGGCTGTCGCTGACGTCCTATCCCGATATCGTAGGCGTCTGGACCGTCTGCCACGGCGAGACGCTCGGCATCCGTCCCGGCATGAAGTTCACGAAAGCGGAATGTGAAGAAAAACTGCTGACGCGCGTGACAAACGACTACTACCGCCCGCTGACGCAGTGTATCGCCGACTTCGATCGCAAGCCGGTCGAATGGCAGGCGGCCGCCATCTCGGTGACCTACAACATCGGCGTCGGGACCGCATGCAAGTCTTCGTTCGCCAGGCTCGCCCGCGCAGGCAAGCTCAAGGAAAGCTGCCAGGCCATGACCCTGTTCAATCGTGCCGGTGGCAAGGTGGTTCGGGGGCTAGTGAACCGGCGCGCCGCAGAGCTTAAGCTCTGCCTGAAGGGTGTCGCATGATCGCCTTCCTCCTAAGCCCCGTCGGTCGTTGGGTCGCCGGGGCGCTGGCTGCGCTGGCGCTGCTGCTGGCCGCATACGCCTATGTCGACCACCGCGGCTATGCCCGTGCTGAGGTCCACTACAAGGGCGTCATTGCCGCCGAACACGCCGCAGCCGTCACGGCCCGCAACGCCGAGGTCGAGCGCCAGGCGGCACGCCAGAACGAAGCGAAGGCGCGCGAGGCCGAGCGCATCGCCGCGATGCAGGCCGAGGCCGAATCCCTGAACCAAAAGATTGAGGAGCTGCAGCGTGAAGCCAGCGAAGATCCTGATGCTGGCCGCACTGCTCTCGGTGCTCCCAGCGTGCAGCGCATTAACAAGATCCGATAGACTGGTTGTCGTGCCGCCGCCGCCAGTGCTGCGGAAGGCCGACAGCATGTTGCTCGAGCGGTGCATCGGCCCGGTCGACCTTGGCAGCAAGCCGCTGACGCAATCTCAGCTTGAGCGGCTGTGGATTACCGATCGCGAGCGGCTGCTGTCATGTGCGCGACGTCACCTCGCGCTGATCGACTTCTACGCCGATCGCGACGCTGGCCTTGAGGGCACCACCACCGGAAAGGCCAAATAATGGACGGCTGGTTTTCATATATTGGGCCGCTCGTCGGCGTTATCGGCCTCATTCTTACAATCTGGTGGAAGGTCGAGGGCAAGATCGATGGCGCCAAGGCGAGGGCTGAGAAGGTCGAGCAGGATCTCGCCGCGCACAAGCTGCACACGGCCGAGCACTACGTTTCCAAGCAGGGGCTTCGCGAAACGCGCGACGAAATCATGGATGCCATCCAAGGCGTCAAGGCGGCCGTGGATCATATGACGGCTCGCGTCGATCGCATTGTCGAAAATCAGGTAAAGCGGCCGGCCACGCGCGCTTAGCCGACACCACCACCAAACATCACCACAATTTACCGGAGACCACCATGGCAACCGAACTTCTCGCGGTCGGATCGACTGCCGCCGATTCCTCTGACTTGGTCGTCGCCTCTGGCTCGACGGTGACAGTTGGAATCAAGGGCGCAACAACCTCCCAGGCGCGCGTACGAATCACACTCAAAGATGATGCCGGCGGCTATACCGACGTAGGCGAGCTTACGCCGTTCCGTCCAGCAATAGCCGTCACGGCGCCAGGAACATACCGCTTTACGCGCGTCGCAGGCGAAACGTGTGGGGTATTCAGTGCTTAGTCCTCTTTTTGCTCAGCTGTTCTCGCCGATCGGCAGGTATAGCGTCGCGGGCCGCGGGCAGGGCGGCGGCGGCGACCCTGACAGGTTTATGTTCTTCGGATCTCGCGCCCGCGCTCCATCCGGCAACATCGTGACGGCGCTTGCCGGGACCAACTATTATTGCTGCAAGATCGTCGTTCCCTCGCCGCAATTCGTCACGCGAACGTTCAAGTTCCATCTGCCGGGCTTTGCCTCGACTGAGGGCGGCAACTCGCCGCAGGAAACCACCGTGACCGGCACGATCGGCGCGCCCGGTAATTCCGTGGTTGTTGACGCGCTGTACGCGATAATCTCCGGCGTCCCTCATCAGTGTAAGTTCGGCGGCAACGATGGCGTGACAGTCGCCGACCAGACCAACGGCCAATGGACGGACGATCTCACGACGCCGGACGTTCCGCCCGAAACCGACGTCGAGCTTTGGCTTTTCTACCATGTCGCCGTTGGTGAAAAGGTTTGGCCGATCTACCGCATTCAGAAGCATCGCGGCGAACGGATATGGGGCGCGAACGATAATGCGTCGCTCCTCGGCTTCCTGACCGACCCTCTGGCGGACAGCACGGCGGCGCTCGATACCGCCTATGGCACGCAAAACCAGCCGCAATATTATGCGCCCGACTGCTTCATGATGGCCAAGGGCGGCTGGGACGGCCGGCCGGTTGGTCTCGCCTTCGTGGACAGTGTTGGCGAAAGCCGACAGGAATACAGCGCCGCCGCCGACTTGCGCGGTATGCTCGGTTATCTTCGCCGCTACTTAGACAAGGACGCCGGCATTGGCCGCATTCCGTTCTGCATGATCGGTATGCCCGGCGCTGGATCGGTTCGCGAATTTACCGGCACGGGCGCGGCGATCGCGACCAGGCGCCGGGATATCATCCGTGAAGCCATTGCCTTCAATAACGGCAAGTGGCCGTTTACCGTCGTCATCAATCAGCTCGGGCAGAACGACACGTCGACGCTTTATAATACGTGGTTCAACACGAACTACCGTTCGAACGTCACGCGCATTCGCGCCGAATATCCGGGCGTCAAGATTGTTGCTTTCCCGCCGCTCGGGCGCACGGACATTCAGCGGACAATCACGCTTACCTCTGTCGGCACGGTCGCGACGGCCGCCATTGCCAGCGGAACCACGGGTCTCCAGTCCGGCCAAACCGTGAGCATCAGCGGCGCGACGCCGGCCGCCTATAACGGCAGCTACGTTATCACCGTGGTCGACGCCAACACCTTCACCTACAATTTTGCCGGCGGCACCTCGCCGGCTACCGGAACCATTCGCGCCAACGACCTTGGCCTAAATGCGCTCTATCAGCTCTACACGGCGCAGAACTCCTATCCGGCTGACGGCACCGACGCCTCTGGCAAATGGCGATTGCGCGCCGATATCCTCGCCAAGACGTCGGCGTGCTGCGACGACGCGATCGACACCTATGCGGCTTGGGTCTCTGGCGTGAAGGCCGGGTGCTGGCCGGGAATGCTTGAGTTTCCAAGCACGACCTTGACCGCGCAATCTGGAACTGACGGGATCGTGACCTACAACACAATCACGGTTGCGGATGCCAGCATATTCAGGCCGGAACAACAGTTAAACATCTATACCGGGCCGGAAGGGATCGCGCGCTTGAGCACGCAAACCATTGCCAGCATTGCCGGCAACGTCATCACCTACCAGGCAAGCAGCGCCGTTGTCTTGCCCGCGGGTTCCGTCGTTCGGCCGTCTGCCGCGCCGCAGGAAAGCTCGACGCCGGTTTCGTACGTCCACCCGTTCCCTATCATGATCGACCGCATTGTCGCCAATATGGACCAGGGCGAGAAGGTAAAGCTTGTGGCGGCCTAACCAACTCCATTTCACTGGTTCGGTGCTGCACAGGTGGCATAGCCATTACGCTACAAAGCCGCCTCTCCTTAATCGGGGAGGCGGCTTTTTTACTTGACCCGAAAAAAGCCCCGCCAAGAGACGGGGCAAGTTCATGGATCGCACAGGAGGAACAAACACCCGTGCTTTCCTGCAGATATAACAAGAAAGGGACCGGTTGCGTTCCCGTCATTGCTCGCCGCGGATCAAAAAGGAGCCCCGCCGAAACGGGGCAATTTGTGGAAAGGACGGACCGCACAGGAAGGAAGGGAAGCGGACAACCCCAGTATGGGGCGCCTGTGCGATCCTTGTGGCCTAACCGTAGATCGTCGGAAAAGTTCCCAACGTTGCACTTCTTCGGTTGCCTATGCCAGGGAGGGGCGCAGGTGGTTGGTTGAGGCACTGGCTGAAGATAAATTGACCTCAGGAGGCTCTAGTCTAAGCCGACTGCTGTCCGGAAGGACACAGTGGCGACCAATGTGCCGTCCTCTGTCATAATCTCGAAGGTGTCTCCGTTTGCCGGTTGCCCCATGCGAATCCTCTCCGCCACTATCTCACGAGCGGCAGCGATTGCTTCCTTCAAAGCGTGTTCAGGTGACGCTAGGTCAGTGCCTTCTAGATCTTCCTCAAAGGCACCGTGCCGGCGGACGTGGAAAAAATACTTCGGCAATCCTTCTTCCTCGATGACTAGATAGCCCGCCCAACCTCTCGCAAAACGAATTGTTCCGAGATTGAGGCAGGCCGGGTGATAAAGAAAACCCCGCGTGAGCGGGGATTAGGCAGGGGGGTGGTTTCTAGGCAAGAACGCGTCGTGGCGCTGCAAAGACTATGTTGCACAAGCTTAATACGTGGGCAATAATACTGCTTTATTTCCACAGGCTTGCTCGGAAATAAATCGAATATCGTACGGTTTCGCTCTGAAGGATAAAGTGACTTCAGCTTACAAGTATGTTGAGTATAATTCCGCAGGCCGCTCAGCGATCATTGCTACCCCAAGCATCGCTTCTCCTGTGCGTGCGTTGGGCGGCCATCTAAACCCGAGACTAATGAATTATTTTTCGTCCAATTTCTCTGAGAGATGCTGGAGCAAGCTCTCAGGGTTCGGTGAACTCTGGAGCGCATCGACAGCCGTCGTGAGGGCAAGCTGCCCGCGACCGCTCTGAATGTCGCAATGATGCTGCGAACACCATTCCGTCACGGCATCGACCACAACTTCAATATCATGGTCGGAAAGGGAGGTCAGCGCTGGAAACATCTAGGTGGTCCATAGATCTGTGGACGAGACTGTTGGACTAGTTTCGGCGATCCAACCTGAACATCAGATGAAGGGGCAACGGGGAGGGGCAGTATGCTCAATCACACCAGTCGTTGCGCCGCTTCGGGCTCCATGTCCTTGCAAACCCTTCCTTGAGCAGCCTTTTGCCGATTTCTTCACCATTCGTTCGGTAGATGTTGATGAGCGGCCGGTGCGTAGGTGTCTTGTCCACCGCGCCGCTGAACACCACTTTAAGGCCGCGCTCGGCCAGCAGCTCTTTCAGCCGGCCTTTGGCGATCAGCGCCAGCTTCCGTTCCTTGATGCACTTCGCGTGCGATCCAATCTCCGGCGTATCGATGCCCGAAATGAACGGAACACCTTCCCCCAGCAGCCGCATGTTCTGCCCGTCGCATTTGACCGTGTCCCCGTCGACGACGGTCAGCGATGCGCAGATAATCAGTCCAGCAATCATTGAACGATATTCCCACGCTCCGCCGCGTCGCGCTTCCGCCTGAGCACCTGTTCCTGTTCGTAAGATTTATGCGGGAAGTGCTCGAAGCACCACCAGCGAGTCGGCACGACTGGGGACGGGCTGTTTCCCCAGCCTCCCCACTCCTTGCATCCCTCTTCCTCGCAATAGTGGACATACATTTGCGGCGCGTTTGTCAGCGCCGGCTTGTCGGTATCGCTCATTTTTCCTCCCCGAATGTCGATGCCGGATCTATCGACCATGTTTTGGCCGAAAACGCCAATGCCAAAAAAGCCCCGCCTTAGGTAGGACGGGGCTAGTTCTGGGTTGCGGTGGGCCGCACATCCAAGTGTCGAGCGGCTGCTGTGGAACAAATCTCAGCACGGCCCGAGGTCTTACGATCGGCGGTGCCTATTGTTCCCATGCCGACAGATTTTTTATCAGCCTTTCGCCCGGCCGTGTAATTCCAACAATTTTTCGTAGTGCTCCTCGACCCTCCGGCATGCCTCCCGCGAGGTATCTTCCCATCCGGTGTGCGGCATTATGTGCTCTTGTACCCACGGGATGTGGGTGACGTTCCATTTCCACATGCCCGTCTTGCCGTGGCTCGTTTGGTCCAATTGGATGCGGCCGAAACACTGCTCACCGTCGAACCCGCTGAAGTCCTGATATCCTTCTCCTGGCCATGTCTGACGCCATTTGTAGATCGGTTGGTATTGATCTGCCACCGGGTACCCTCATCGAAATTACCAGCCAACCCGGGCTTCCGCCGAGCGATATTGCTAGATGTTCTTGTCTTTGCCGAAGTCAATAACTCGTATTGGGCAATTGCTTTTTAAGACATTGCTGATGAAATTTCCGCATGACAAAGCCGCCCCGTAAGTCTTCGAAGCCATTGCTGCGCGATGATGCGCCTATCCGCGGTAGACCTCGCCGCCAACGCGATCCCGCGCAGCCGAACCTTCCCCTCGACCCTATGCCGGATCGCATTGATCCGTGCCTCGCACTCCTCAAGCCGAGGCCACCCAAAGGCCCGCAATGGGCTTTCGAAGTAAAATGGGATGGCTATCGCCTGGCAGTCCACATCGAGCCGACTGGCATTCGCATCCTGACGCGCGGCGGCCATGACTGGACGCATCGTTTCCCGGCGATCAAACTGGCGGCCATGTGGCTTCCCGTTGGCTCGGCAATCCTCGACGGCGAGGCCGTGGTTCTCGACAAGCAGGGCCGGTCGGATTTCGGCCTGCTGCAACAATCGCTCGGCGGTCGAGGCGGCAAGAAGAGTTCAAACGACGCCATCTTCATGGCTTTCGATCTGCTCTATTTCGACGGCCATGATCTCAGAAACTCCGAACTCGACATGCGCCGGCATCTGCTCGAGGATTTGGTGACCGTCGTAGGGCATGGCGACATCCGGCTCTCGGAGGAGATCGAGGCCGACGGGGATCAGTTGCTGGCAAGCGCCTGCGAACACGGGTTGGAAGGCATCATCGCCAAGCGCCGGGACGCCCCTTATCGCTCCGGCCGGCTCGGCGACTGGGTGAAGGTCAAGTGCATCCAGAGCGACAGTTTTGTGATCGTCGGGTATGAGAAGTCGACGGCGGCGCGTGCCGGAATCGGTCGGCTTCTGCTAGCCGCGCGCAAGGGTAAGAAGCTGGTGTACGTCGGCGGGGTAGGGACCGGCTTTAATGAGCGGAATGCCTATGAGCTTCGTGAGAAGCTCGACGGCCTCATCACATCCACGCCGGCTGCGGCCGTCGATCGCAAGGGAGCGATATTCGTGAAGCCGACGCTCATCGCCGAGATCGAATATCGAGCCTGGACGGACGACGGCAAGCTAAGGCATGCTTCTTATAAGGGACTGCGGGAAAAGCAGGACAATGCGGCGGTTTATGAGGTGGAGTAGGTGCCCTTAGGACCGTCAGATTAGCAGCCTCATCAACGCGTCCTCATCCTTCACCCCATGTTGGAACGACTGGATAACTCGCGCAGCCAACTCTTCGCGCTCAGGGTCTGTTTTGATTTGGCGAACCAAGACGACGTGGTCATAGACTCTCTGGCAGAGGGCGACTTCTTCATCGCTCAACACGGTTTGTGCTTCTGTTATATGGAAACGGATCATGATCGCCCTCACTTCCTGCGACAAGGTAGGGCGAAACAGCGTCTATTCAACGCAGGAACTCCGACACAAACACGTGAATAGCAATATGCTCAAGCCGTCCCATCCACTTCGCCGTCTTCATCCAACGCATGCACCGGCAGATAGGTGTTCTTCTCCATCCACTCCCGCACGATGTATCTGATCATGTCGTTGCGCGTTACGCCGAACTCGCTCGCGAGATTGGCCAAGGCTTCCTCCACATCATCCTCCATCAAGACGAAGCCGGCATTGCGTAGCCGCAGTGCCGCGCGGCGTAGCATGATCTGCAGATCCGCTCGCGAAATATCGGCTATCCGATCGGCGGCGTCATCGAGGAGTTTGGCAGTCCCGAACGAGCTCATCAATGTACGCGCTTCGGCGCGTCCTCAATTTGCTCCAAGATCTGGATTAACCCCAGAACAACATTGCCGTTCAGGCGAGCCATGATGAGACCAGACCGCTGAGCCGCCTTGCCGGTGCGGCGGTCAAAAATGGTCCAAGTCTGGTCTTGATCTTTGCGAGCGCCGTAGCGCGGTATCTCGATCATTTGTCTGCCCCCTCTCATGGCCATCTCTAATTATGTTCGTTAGACGCGCCGACGCAAGAGCGTCACCTGGCTGCAACGAAGGCTGGTCGCCGAGATGGAATTCGAGTTGGACAGAAGACGGCAAGCTGAGGTGCAGGATAACGCGGCGGTTTATGAGCCAGATTTCTGACGGTGAAAGGATCGAGTCGGAGTTTCGTGGTGATATTTCGACCCCCTACCGCCACGGCTGGGAGAAAATAATCCACGAATGGCATCCTTATGCAACTGCCCTTCCACGGGAGCTGCCATTTCTGTCCGGCCAAAACGGCGCACCAGCTCGTCGGCTAGATCTATCGGATCGGTCATGCCGTTTTGGAATAGGCGGATGAGCAATGTCGCGGCCAGGTTGGGACCGGCAGACTGCCCACCTGCAATCTCACACTTGTATCCGCAATCGATGAGCACCTTCTGGAGGAGGCGCAGATCGTCGGTGTTTAAGGAACAAGAAGTCAATTCCGAAGACATCGAACCCTCCTTTTATGCGAGCTTGGGCAGCTTATGGCGTAACTTTCCAGCGAAGGAAAAGTTCCGCCCCTTAAGATGGGCGATGCGATGTGGAGCGGTCCGCTGTACGGGCCCAAGCGCAGGCGTGAGGTCGCTCTGACGACCTCACAGCAGGTCAGAGAACTACGACAAATCAGTTGTTGTTGCCGAGGCCGCTAATTTCATTAAGCTTCGCGTCGATCGCTCTCTTGTCCCATTTGCGGGTGCCCGGTATCGTCGGCGGCATTTTGTGGCTCGCCACCCACATCGAGAAGCATGTCGGCGATATGCCGCAATATTCAGCCGCTTCCTTGCGACCGATGAGGCGCGGGGGGATGATCATGATGCTGACTTCCCGTAGTGCCAGAGATTGATGCGTTTCGCCTCGTCCATCCCGAGGTCGGTCACAAGCCAAACTGTGTCACCATCCCGATCTGTCCCTTGTGCAGTAATCGCCCCCTTTTCGGCGAGCTTATCCATCGTAAAGGCGCCCGCATCCGGGATGGCGGCATGAGTTTTCGCGTCGGGGCGCGCGACCATGTAGAGCAAGGTCTTCTGGCCACGGTAATCAAGGTTGAGTTTGGGCTTTCGATCATCTCGCCGCTCTCGCTTCGACCGGGTCCAAACGTCACTATCTTCGGCTACGGCAGGTGCTTGGATGTAGCTCTTCTCGATGCCGAGATATTGATTGTACCATTTGCGCACCAGCGGAACCGGCCGTCCGCCATGAAGGGCATCGACTCGAGGAAAACCCTTAGCGTCAAGTAAGCGCAGAGCGCCGCGTTTCCATTCCGATGCACGTTTCCGTCCGACGATAGCAATTGCGATCTCATCGTCCGTTGCGAAAAGCGGCAGACGATCGAATAGGCTCGGTGGAAACGTCATTCACCCTTGCCCTTGTTCCTCGCCAAGCGGGCCTTTCGAAGCGCGGCCAGGTTCCTTTTCTGCTGGAAGTCTGCCGTTTTGTTCTCCCGCTGCTGGCGTTTGTCGGCCTTGGTCTCTTCTTTCAGCAGCAACGAAATGTCGGCGGCGGATATCAGCATCAATCGCCCAATCTTCTTGGCAATGCCGAGCCGCTTTGCCTTCTCCCATACGGTGCGCCCGGTAAGGTGTATTCCACTCGCTGCTGAAATGCGCTCGGCGATCGTATCTGGCGTAACAAGGCTATCGAGACCGTCGGTCATTTCTTCTTCGCCTCCTTCGCTGCCGCGCGCCGGGCTTCATACTGGGCCATGAAGCTGCCCTCATCTGAAGTAGCCCGCTCCACGGCCAGTTCATGTGCGCGCTTGCGCGTCCCGTACCTCGAGGTTTTGGGTGCCGAAACGAGATAGTCCCGCTGCGTGTGGCGCTTGATGAAGCTCGCGACCTCGTCTTGGCTGAAGGTTAGGCGTCGTCGCTCAGTGCCGCGGCCAGCATGCACAAATGCCAGCTCGCCGTAGCGCACGAGGTCGTGGATTGTCGATGCTGATACATTCAGCGTTCGCGCGACCTCGGGAAGAGATAGAAGCCGAGGAATTGCCAGCGATTGCATCCCAGCCATGAATGCGAGTTGGACGTCTTCGCGGCGCCAACCCTGATCGGGATCCAGCGGCTGGGTAGCGCCGGCGTAGGTGAGGGCGGCTTGCTGAAAATAGGTTCTATTCATGGCCCACCAAAGGACGGTTGCGCTGACGCTTCCGGCGCGAACGCCGGCTGCCTTTGCCCCGTGTGGTGGGTCGGGATGCCTTGCGGATTGGTGGGCCGCGATAAAGAGCTAGGCGAGTCGGGTGAGGGTGGTCAAGGCCAGTAGGTCTATTGCTCTCCGCGCATCTTCAAGAGGCGGAAGCTGATTTCAGCCAGCGTGCCTAGCGCGACAGCAACGACGAGCTTGTAGATCCCCTTGTCAATCACGGATCCAGAACTCGGTGCTCCGGGTGTGTAGCGGCGCAGCGCCTCCTCGTATGGCAGCAAAAGCTCGTTCGCGATCACTAAACCGATCACAACCTGCCAGGCGCCAACGAGAAGTATGAGGTAGGCGAGAATTCTAGCCGCGTAAGAAAATGTCATTGGCCACGAAGCCCCGTCGAGGTTAGCAGTCCCCGTTTTTCCAGATCGTCGGCAATCACCTTCTCGATATACGACGCCACAGAGCGTCGCTCGGCTTTGGCAGCCGCTTCAATCGCGTCTTTCAGTTCTGGCTCTATGCGAATGCCGATCGCGGCCGTCTTCGCCATTATTCTTCATCTCCGTAATTGCGGCATGTTCGCAGCATGCAAACATTTATCGCATTTCGCTGTTGACCGCCATGAAATCATTCGATATACAAATACTAACATTTACCAACGCAACGAGGAGCACCACAATGACCATTCATGGACCGATAGGCCACGCCGACAGAAGCCTGCTGCCGCGCTCTTTGCTTGGCAGACGACCTACCAGAGTTTATGTCGCCGCCGATTTCCGTTTCGCTACAGGCGACAGCGTAGCCTTCGGCGACCATGTCGCGATCGTAATGACACGCTCTCGGTCGGCGTTCGGCAGAGAAATCTATTACATCCAACTTATAGCTGGTGACATGGCTGGCCGCCCGTTCCGCACGGTCGAAGGAAGCCATCTCACGCCCTGCGAGAATCCATATGAAAACCGGAGTGAAGCGGGCTCTCGTTCTTGAGCTATTCAACAAGCAGGGCGGGCGCTGTTGCTACTGCGACCGCCCGATGGTCATCCTGCCTCGCGGCAAGGAGCAGAACCGACCAGACGCCGCAACGCTCGAACATCTGATGACCAATCGCCGCAGGGGCTGGACGCGACGCGACAACATGGCGGCCGCTTGCCGCGAGTGCAATGGAATGCGCGGATCCGGAATGGATTGGCTGATGTTCAAGACTTACCGCCGCGGCGAGTTCTGGGAATTAATCGAATGTGCGCCGCCCTGCGCGCATCGGCGTGGGTCGTAGACCGCGCTAACCCGCTGCCGAGCCGCATCGGCGGCGGGACCAACACCATAGGCCGGCGCGATCACCACCCGCGACTACACCAGCGGCGCGCCGGCTGGTTCTCCTTGACCAAAGTGCCCTGTTTACACTTTCATCATTCTGCAGCCGACCGCTAAGCATTGCAAAATTTGTAAATCGGTCGCTTCTCAATCAACGCGCACCCAAAGAGGAGAGAAGAGTGACAGAAAAGCAGACAAAGTTTGTCCCCCAAAGCGAGGCTTCGAAGAAAGCTAGCAACGCGGCGTTTAAGCGCTTCGCTGTTACGCTAACGGAACTTCATAAAGCACAGCAGGAAAAAGCGCCCGAGAAGGACGCAAAGAAGCCAAAGGGCAGCAAGTAAAATGCCCGCTGCAGCCAACGACAACCGCTTGCCCTATGGCATGATCCCACGCGGTCTTTCGCGCGTGGCCGCTGCGGCTTATGTCGGCATCGGCGCAACTCTGTTCGATCATATGGTGGGGCAGGGTGCCATGCCCTGTCCGCGAAAAGCCGGCGGCCGCATTCTATGGGATCGTTGCGAGTTGGACGAGGCATTCGACGCGCTTCCTCGCGACGACACGCGCCATCTGCCGGCGACAGGGGAAAACCCTTGGGATGACGTAGCTTGAAACTGAACCTAAAGGGCATCATCGAAGACACAGACCGGCACGGCAACGTCCGCGTCTACTTCCGTGCAAAGGGTAAAAAGAAGGTCCGACTTCGTCAGAAGCCGGGCACAGCCGCGTTTCTGCGCGAGTATGAGTGCGCCGAAAAGGGCATACCTTATGGCGACTCTCCCGTCGTTTCCGATTCATCGAAGCCTGTTGTAGCGCGGTCCTTTCGTTGGCTCTGCCAGCAGCATTTCAAGCGCGCAGCAAACTCGGTCACGGTTGATACTATGAGCCGCCGGCGGCGTATTCTCGAGGAAATTTGCGTCAAGCATGGCGACAAGCCTTTTGAGCTTCTTGAGCGAAAGCATGTGACCGCTATCCGCGATACAAGGATCGATAGCCCGGGCGCCGCCAACAACATCGTAAAAGCCATAAGCGCGCTGTTTGCTTGGGCAATCGAGGTCGGGGAGGCGAAGACGAATCCCTGCATGGGTATCAAACGCCTGAAGTCAGGCGATGGCTTTCATACATGGACGCTTGAGGAGATCGAGCAGTACGAAGCCAAACACGCCCCTGGCACGACCGCGCGGCGAGCTCTCGCCGTTTTCATGTTCACCGGCCTCCGACTATCGGACGCCGCCATCCTCGGCCGGCAGCATCTCAACGACGGTTGGATTCGCATTCGGCCTGGCAAGACCAAGAAGTCGAGCGGGGTAGAGGTCAACGTGCCAATCCTACCCGACCTCGCCGAGGAATTGGATCGGGTGCCCGTCGGTCAGCTGACCTTTCTCGTCACCGAATACGGCAAGCCTTTTTCGGATAAGGGTCTCGGGAACAAGATGCGCCAATGGTGCGACGAAGCCGGCCTGTTTCACTGCTCGGCGCATGGCCTTCGAAAGGCGGGTGCTTCGATCGCCGCAGAGAACGGCGCAACGTCTGACCAGCTCAAGGCAATTTTTGGATGGACGACGAGCCAGCAGGCCGATCTTTACACACGTGCCGCTCGTCGAAAGAAGCTGGCCGGAGATGCCACAAAGCTTCTTTTGCCGGATCGGAACGAGAACAAAAGTGTCCCACTTGGGGAGCCCATTGTTGAAAAGTGGGACCTCGAAGCTAAAGAAATGGAGGAAAAACAGGAGCTTGCAAGATTGAATGGTGGGCCCGGAGGGACTCGAACCCCCAACCAAGCGGTTATGAGCCGCCGGCTCTAA